GTCCACGCCTACCGTGCTGCGATTGCCGAGGAGGCCGCCAAGGCGGGGCTCGAGCAAACGGGCGAGCCAGTGGAGGTCATCGTGGATGCCGTGTTCGCACGACCGAAATCACACATGACGAAGAAGGGCGTGAAGCCAACAGCACCGCAGCTGCCACGGCCAGACGTCGACAACGTGGGCAAGGCTGTCCTAGACGCACTGCAGGACGTCATGGGCGACGACACGAATGTGCGGCGGCTGGTGGTGGAGAAGTCATACGGCCATGAGGCACGGACCACCGTGCGAATCCAATGAGAGTCGCAGTATTCACAAGCGTCTCGGAGAACATCAGCGACATTGCCACGCTGACGATGCCCAACAAGATCAGGTATTGCCTGCGTCATGGGTACTCGCTCATCGCTGACAACCGGCCATACGACAAGGCCGTCGCCGGCATGGACATCCTGTGCAGCTTTCTTGACGTCTACGACCTTGTCTGGACGCTGGACGCCGATGCTGTAATCACGGACATGACAACGCCCATCCACACGCTCGAGTGTCTCGGGCCGCACATCACGGCGTGCGAGGAGGGAATCGTCGAGTGGAATCGCGTGAACTGCGGCAGCGTTGTCTGGCGAAATACATCGCAGGCTCGAGGCGTACTGAAGGAAATATCTGCAAACCCCGAGCAATGGCAGAGCCTGCCGTGCGGATGGCAGACGTGGATTGCCAGCCGGCCCGAGCTGACGGTCGCACCTCTGCGGGCGTTCAACTCGTGCGTCTGGAACCGCCCTGCGAATGCACGCGATGAAATCGGCGGGCACTGGCAGCCGGGGGATCTCGTGTATCACCCGTGCGGTGTCTACCCGCAGGAAGAACGGCAGATGTGGATCAGCGAGGCACTGGGGCAGGTGCAGCGATGACCGTACCCGAGCACCTCATCTACCCGAGCGACGTTTTCGCGGCAGACTTTTCGCGAGCGTACAACGCTGGCGTCGAGGTGTGGAAGGACGCGGAAGTGGCAGTTGTCGGGCTCGCCCGAAATTGCGAAAGACCGCTTGCCGGCAATCTGTCTCGCTTGGTGGAGCTGTGCAGTGGCGCGAGGTCATGGCAGCTGCACATCGAGACGAATGACAACACCGACGGCACGGAGCAGGTGCTGGATGACTTCTGCAGCCAGTTCCAGCAGGCGACGTACACAAGCCAGACGCTAGGCAGGCAGCAATTCACAGCAGAATTCGCCGGCCGTCGGACAGAAGCTCTGGCAGAGTACCGGACGGCGTGTCAGGAATGGGTCCGAGACCATGCACGGTACGCCGATTTTGTTGTCGCAATAGATTTTGATTCGTGGGGCGGCTGGTCGCACGCTGGATTCCTCCACGGCGTCGGCGAGCTGTATGACTCTGCGACTGCCTACGGCATGGCCAGCGTGTCGCTCTTGCAGTGGAGGCAAGACGAGGCTGGCCCTGCACAGTGGGTTCACTACGACGCCTGGGCGCTGCGGCTCAACTCGACGTGGGACGATTACACCGCAGGGCAAGGCGGCTGGAAGCACGCATGGCTACCGCCTGTTGGCTCGCCACCTGTTCCTGTCGTGTCAGCGTTTGGCGGGATGGCGATCTACGAGACCGGCGCGTATCTGTCTGGCACCTATGACGGCAGCGACTGCGAGCACGTTCCGTTCCATGCGTCCATCGCGGCAAAGACAGGCAAGTCGCTCTACCTCGATCCGGCGATGAGGACGGTGATGAAATGGCTGGAATGACGTTCGATGGCCACAACTGACTGGCGCACCGTTGATCGCGAGCAATTCGTGCGCGATTGGCGTGCACACATGACGATTGGAGAGATATGTCAAAAGCACTCGCTGACAAAGGATCAAGTAATCCGACTGCGTGATGTGTTTGAGTGTCCGAAAAGAATGGACAGAAGGCTACGCCAAAAACCAAAGAGACAAGAAGACCCCACGCCTGAGCATATTGAGAGATGTTGCATCATCCTTCGCAATTCTTGGACTGAGCGAGAAGAGCGATTTCGTCGGCAGTATGTTCCAGAGTGGAGTGTGCCGTCAGCACCTGCAACACCTGGCGCAACTCTGGAGTGTGGTGTGTTTCGCATATCGTGCAGCGTGTCACCGTCAAGTGAGATCAGCCCTGCTGTTGCGGCAGCTATTGGCGCAAGAGTGAACTGCAAACAAATGAAACTTGCCGAAACAGACGAATCAACATTCGGCATAGCGAGGGTGGTAGATGCCTGGCGGTGACGCATGGCTGGAATGACGGCGACGATCAACGTGCTTTCGTTTCGTGCGGATTGGGATTCGCACATGCCGATTGCTGCACTGTGCGTCCGCTACACGATCTCCAAAGATCAGGTCATCCGGTTGCGTGACCTATGGGAGCTGCCGCTGCGGAACAATCGCAGGCTGCGGTACAAGCCTGCCCGCGGCGAGACGCGCGACCCGACGCCGGCCGAGATCGAGCAACGCTGCAAGGAAGTGCAGGCGCGATGGGATGATCGCACCAGGCAGGAGCGGTCGGTCATCAAGCCTCGGCCGGTGACGCTCAAGCGAATCGAAATGACCGACGAGGCTCGCCAAGCGTTCGACGAGCTGCCGGTGGAAGAATGAGTCGCCAGCACGACTACATCGAGCGCCGGATCGTCATCGAGTACGGGCGTCGGTACGTGTACCTCACGATGTCAGACGCGACCGCGAAGCTCGTGCCGGGCCGGGAGGAGGTCTTCACGCAGCCGTTCCTGCTGGAGCGGCGCGACGCCCACGACGAGGCGGATGACTGCTGGCAGGCGTGCTACCAGCACATCTCTGACGCCGTCGTGTTCCCGATGCCCCTGCAAGGGGACGGGGGGCAGGGGGCAGAATCGACGGAGGACGATTCGCCGCCCTCTGGATGACGCCGTGGACGCCGCCGACAACCTCCAGACAGTCGCCGCCAAGGCCAATGCGTTCCTGGCGGCTGCCCGCGAGCAAGCCGCGGACGGCCTGACATGGGCCGAGTTCGGCCGGCTGCTCGTGCAGTTGCTGCACCTGCTCGTCGCCGGGCTCGACGCCGTGACGACGCTGTCGGGGCCAGAGAAGAAGGCGGTCGTGCTGACCGCTGCCGCCGCCCTGTTCGACACGTTCGCTGACAAGTGCGTCCCGCTGACCGTCTGGCCGGCGTGGCTGCTCATTCGGCCGGCGACTCGCGTGCTGATCCTGTCGCTCGCCGCCGGTGCGATCGAAGCCCTGCTCGCAATCACGAGGAGAGACCCCGCATGATGACCCTGCTCATCGTCGCCGCTGCCGTGGCCTGGCTCATGTGGCCCACCGGCAAGGCGACGCCATCACAGGCGATGCCGCTGCCGTCTGACCTGTTCCGCGTGCCGCCGCCTGCGGCACCAGCCACGCCGGATGCCAGGGCTGCGATCGACAGCCTGCTGGCCGTGCGTGACCGGCTGTCCGCTGGTGGCCCGCTCGACGAGGAGAGCGGTGCCGCGGTCGACCGTCTCTGGCTGGAGCTGCTCCACGGGAGCGCCAAGCGATGAGCCGAGAGAAAGGAATCGTGTTCGCCGCCCTGCTTGCCGTCGCGGCACTGGCTGCCGTTGTCGAGTTCGCACAGCGTCCCGGCGAGGACGTTCGCCCCGAGCCCGGCCTTTCGCTGCGGGGCAAGTTCGTCGGCCCGGCGGCGGCCGATGACGCTGCCGCCTTCGCCGGGCTGTGCCGAGGCATCGCCGACGCCCTGCAGGCCGATGGCCAGAAGTCCACGCCACGGATCACCACAGGCGTGCAGCTTGAGGACGTTCGTGTCGCTGCCGCCGAGGGGAGATTCCTGCCGCGGACGCTGACACGCGAGCAGCCTCACGCTACCGCCGCCGCCGGCCGGTATCTCGATGAGGTGGCCGGCACATCTGGCGGGCCGCTCGACACGACGACTCGTGCCAGATGGGTCGCGGCGTACCGCACGCTTGCCGATGCCGCCGAGGAGGCCGTCCGATGACGCTGCTCGATCATGTGTGGGAGGTCGTCGACAACGCTCTGATGCTGTGCTGCTGCATTGCCGTGCTCGTCGTGGCCGCTTCCGCCATCGCGTGCCCGGTCTACCTGCATCTCATCCACGCGGAGCTTGTCCAGATCCGCGAGCAGTCCGCATCGTGCAAGTGCAGCGAAGACCGCGGCCCTGGCCCCGTGCTGCCGCGGGTGCTGCCACGCCTCCGCAATCTCGGGGAGGCAGACGATTGAGCCATCGACGCAACGTCTGGACGATGTCAGCCATTGCATTCGTCGTGTTCGCGGCGATTGCTGGAGCCATCATTGACCACTACACGCATCGCCTACTGAAGCGCGTCGATAGCGGCTTTGGCTACCAGCCGAATCCCGAGGGCGTCCGTCTGTTCCTCGGCGAGCTGGCCCAGCCCACGTTTGCCGAGGCTGGTGCCGACGCGATGAAGAACGCGACCGGCCGCGACACGTTCCTCTATCGTGCGGTCGACATTGCTCACCAGCGGAAGTACGGCACGCCGTGGCGGTCGTGGGACCAAGGCTCTGCGGGTACGTGCGTGTCGTTCGCGTTTGCCCTCGGCGAATACACAGCGGAAGCCGTCGACCACGTTGCCGGGAAAGTGAAGGAGCCGCCGGCGGCATGTGCGACCGAGCCGGTGTATGGCGGATCGAGGACGGCCGCCAGAATCCCGCCGATGGAAAGAAACAACGGAGGCGACGGCAGCTACGGAGGAGCCGCGGCACGTTGGCTCACAGGGAAGTGCACCGACACGACGCTCGGCGGCGTCCTCTATCGCCAGCAGTACGGGTCGTTCGACCTGACGAAATACTCCATTACGCTCTCTCGCGATTGGGGACGCAACGGCGTGCCGCTCGAGTTGGCCCGCGAGGCCAACAAGCGAAAGGCGAAGTGCGTGCAGGTGCAGACCTGGCAAGAGCTTTGCGCCGCGATTGAGCGAGGGACACCCGTGGCCATCTGCTCGCAGGTTGGATACGGCCCGACGCCGCGAGTGCGTGACTCTGACGGCGCACTCTCCCGCGGCTCGTCGTGGTCCCACGCGATGCTCGTATGGGGAGTGCGGCACAGGCACAACGGCTCGCCCGACGATATGGGTCTCATTCAAAACAGTTGGAACACCAACTGGGTATCAGGGCCGAAGTGGCCCGACGATCAGCCTGACGGCTCGTTCTGGGCGCGGCGGCGAGACGTCGAGGCGGCACTGCAACAGGGCGACTCGTGGGCGATCGGCACGAGCTACGAGTGGCGTGACCTACAGAATGCCGATTGGGGGCTCGCACTATGACGCTGATCGTCTGGGCAGTGACCGGGGTGATCGCGGGCAGCATCGCGAAGGCGATCCTGCCGCTGCAGTGGCCCGGCGGCTGGGTTCCGTGTGCCGCACTTGGCTGCCTCGGCAGCGTCGTCGGCGGCCTGCCGTTTGGTCAGGGGCCGGCGGGCATGGTTGGCTCGGTCATCGGGGCTTGCGTCGTCCTGTATCTCTACACCGTCTGGAGCCAGCAGCAGTGAACGCCACGCAAAAGAAACTCGCCGTCGCGGCCGTCGTCCTCGTTGGCGTGACGTGGTGGTTCGCGACCGCACCTGACTCTCCGATTCGCCCAGAGCCACCGCGGCCCGACCGGCCGGTGCTCAAGTTCTTCGCGAAAATCGGCAAGCTCGCGGCCCGCATCGGGCTCACCGCCCTGGTTTTTATGGAGCCTGCACCGGCTGACGCCGACGAGACACAAATGGCTCACGCCGTCCTCGGCGTCGACGGGCATGTGCAGCTGAGAAATGAGAGGTGGTAGATGCACGCTCTGTGGCACTGGCTGCTCTATGTGCTGACGTGGTCATCCGCCGATCCCGGCGTGATTGACGCGGAGCGTGCCCGCACGGCCGGCAGCGTCAACGTCGCCTACGCTGGCCTCGCACTGGAGCCGACGAAGCCGCAGGACGTGCCGGCTGCCATCGAGCCTCCGAGGCCATGCGAGCAGTGCAGCGGCACGGGCCGCATCTACCGCCCCGATGGTGGATGGGTGAAGTGTCCGTGCGGTGCGTGCTCGGCTGATCGCTGCCAGGCGAAAGGCAAGGCGACGCGATGACTCGACCGCGTGCAGGGTATGTCGGATTCACGCGGACGCCGACCTCGACGGCGGCGTCTGGAGTCTGGACGCTGCGAGAAGCAGAGGCGAGCAAGCGTGCGGCCGCGTGGCCAGACACGATTCTCCCCGTTTCGTTTGTCGCGATCCCGCTGATGACCTCTGCCACAGCGCCTAGCGGCACTGCGTCTGCGTCTGCGATCCTCGGCGCGGGGCTTGATGCGTTTCGCGCATTCGACAAGGCAACCGTGCCGAATGACGGCACCTTCTACGCATCGCCGAGCCCGGCAACGAACAGCTGGATTCAATACGACTTCGGCGCTGGATCGGCATCTGGGATCGGCGGCTACACGATCACGAGTAGAAACCTTTCCGGCTACGGCGACTCTTCATCTGGATTGTCGCAGGTGCCGTCTGCGTGGACGCTGTCTGGATCAAGCGACGGCACGACGTTCGCTGTGATCGACACTCGCACGGGAGAATCGTTTACGCAGGGGCAGACGCGGACGTTCACGTTGTCAGCGCCAGCCGCGTATCGAGTCTATCGGTGGACGTGGACAGCGAATCCTGCCGGCGGTGCGGTTATCGTCCCGAAAATACAGCTTGTTGCACCGTAGTTCACGCCATTTGCATTGCTAGAGATCGGCCATCCTCTCGGCATTCCCAGACAGCTAGTGGAGGTAGATATGTCGTCCTACGATCAGCTGCCGGGTCAGCTCAATCTCTCTGTTCGCGGCGGCGACCGCCTCTCGGCCGAGATCGACTTCAATCCGATTTCGCTCACGGGTTTCACGATGGCGGCGACGATCTCGTCCCTCGTCGGCGGCAACACGCTCGCCTCAATGACGACGACGCTGACGGACGCAGCAGCCGGAAAGGTGAATGTCTCACTGACCGGCACGCAGACCGTCGACCTGCCGCGTGGCACGTACAGATGGGATCTGACGGCGACCGACGCCGCCAGCGTGCGGCGTAGCTACCTCACTGGATTCGTCGAGGTCACTCGCTGATGGGCATAACCGTTTCGACAAGCCCGCAGCAGGTTACGGCCTCTGTCAGCGAGGACAAGATCACGGCGGCTGTGAGTTCGCAAGCGGTCACGGCGACCGTGCAGGCGGGCTTCGGTGCCAGCGGTGCTGCCGGCTCTCCGGGTGCGTCAGGATCGAGCGGCGTCGTGACCGTGTCGGCACCGCTCACCAACAGCGGCACAGGCTCTGCGGCGGCACTGGCTCTGTCTCTAGGGTCTGGCCTGGACGTTTCCGCGGGATCGCTCGTCGTGTCGGCCGTGCCTCTTTCGTCGCTCGCCCAAGGCGGTGCGACTGCCGGCCAGGTCGTGCGGTGGAACGGCACGGCCTGGGCAGTCGGCAACGTGACGGCTGGCAGCACGGTGTGGGATGACATCATCGGCAAGCCGACTTTCGCGACGGTCGCCACGACGGGCAGCTACGCCGACCTGACTGGGAAGCCGACGCTCGGTACGCTGGCATCGCAGGATGGCACATTCAGCGGCACGTCGAGCGGCACGAACACGGGCGACCAGACGATCACGCTCACCGGAGACGTCACAGGCAGCGGCACTGGTTCGTTTGCGGCCACCCTCTCGAGCACGGGCGTCTCGGCTGGCACCTACACGAGCGTGACGGTTGACGCGAAAGGCCGCGTCACGGCGGGCTCGTCGCCAGCAATCGCCTACTCCTCACTCTCGGGAGTGCCGTCCACGTTTGCTCCGTCTTCTCACAAAACATCGCACGCGACGGGTGGCACCGATGCACTGACAGCAGCCGACATCGGTGCGGCGGCGACAAGCCATTCCCACGCTGCCAGCGATATCACGAGCGGCACGCTGGCCGATGCCAGGTTGTCGGAGAAAGCGACCGCGGCAATCAACTCGTATCTGTGGCAGACATTCCGATAGGAGTTTTCAATGGCAACGTCCCCAGCATTTGCAGTTACGCCCCGCATCGCGACAGTCAACATCGCGACCGGAAACACCGCCCGCGATGGCAGCGGAACTGTCGCGACGCTCATCACTGGGGCGGCCACAGGGACACGCATCGCCGAATTGGTCGTCAAGGCTCGCGTCACCACCACGGCTGGCCAGGTGCGTGTGTTCTTGCACGATGGCTCGTCCTTTTTTGCACTAGACGAGATTGCTGTGGCGGCTGCGACCGTCTCGGCAAGTGTGCAATCAACTCGCGTGTCAGTGATCTACAACAACCTGATCCTGCCGTCTGCGTCATGGTCGATTCGCGTCAGCACTCACAACGCAGAAAGCATCGACGTTACTGCCCTTGGTGCGGACCTTTGAGCGCGGGCATCTATCCGCCGTCGTCGCAGTCTGTCGCAGCACCTCTGGCGATTGGCGGTGCCGCCGCTCGCCCGGTGCAGATGCCCGGCGGCATCGACAACTCGCTTGATTGGCGCAAGACAAGCTGGGCGTCCATGCAGGACTCCGTGCAGTCGCAGGCTCGCGCGAGCAACTGGCGATACGGCACCGTCCGCACTGCTGCGACCGTCACCGCAGTGACGACCAACTACGTCGGCAGCGTGCTGGGGCTCGGAGGACTCGCGCTTGCGTGCCCATTTGTGGCGACGAGCGCGCTTGTGTTCGACTCCCACAACAACCGCACCTACAACGTGGGGTCATTCGGCGGCTCAACCAATTTTACGGGCGGCGTGCTGATGCCGGATGGCAGGATTTTCATCGCACCGCGAGCGTCGACGACAGCTCGCATCGTTGACCTGACGACGAACACAGTCACCACGCCAAACTGCACGTTCCCCGGCAATCAGGTGTATATCGCGTCCTGCCTGTTCGATAACGGGCGGAAAATATATCTCGCACCGTATTTCAACACCACCACCGCAGGTGTGTACGACATCCAGCGGCAGACTCTTTCAGTCCCGGCAGGGACGTTTTCGACGGTCAGCGGCCAGGGGGCTGTCTCATCCGGGGCACTGCTGCTACCTGACGGCAGGGTATTTGTCGCGCCGCTGGGTAGCACCGCCTGCATCTACGACCCTGTTGCAGACTCGCTGTTCACGTCGGCGCGCTCGCTGGGGAGCGTAAGCAATTTGTTCGGGGCAGTCCTGCTGCCAAGCGGCGACGAGATTGCGCTGATCCCGCAGAGCGCGACGGCACTGGTCATCTACAACTGGCGGCGGGATACGGTTCGCACAATCCCCGGTACATGCACGGGACACATCGGCGGGCAGCTCGCGCCAGATGGGACTGTGTTTCTCATCCCTGGCGCGTCTACCGTCGCGAGAGTGTATGACCCGGTCACGGACACGCTGCGAAATCTGCCGGACACATTCTCCGGTAACTTTCCCGCCGCGGGTGCTCACGGACTCCCAGACGGTCGCCTCGTCATGCTGCCGCGGTCGGATGCGTCCGTGTTCACCTACGGCACTCGCGGCACGCCTGTCGACGCCAACATTCAGCAATCGCCCTACTTCAACCACAGGTGACCGATGATTACATACTGCGACGGGGACCGCGAGGCAGTCATCACGGGACTCTCGGAGGCAAGCTGGACGGTCAGCGTGTACGAATCGTTCGCCGACTATCGAAACTGCCAGACGCCGACGGAGACGCGGACATTCCCCGGCACGCCCAACCGGCGGGCAATGCTCTCGGCCTGGCCCGGCTGGACGCCGCGTGTTCGCGACGATGGCAACTGGTCGCTGCTGCCCGAATCTACGGACGACCTGCCAGAGCTGCCGGCCGTGCCGACGAGCGTCACGGCCCGGCAGATACGCCTGTGGCTGGTTAGGCACGGCGTGAGCCTCGCCGCCGTGGACGCCGCCATCGACGCGATACCTGACGCACAGGTCCGTGAGGAAGCAAGAGTCGAGTGGGACTACGCGCCTTACGTCGAGCGGGCGCACCCGATGCTCGTGCCGCTCGCCGCTGCCCTCGGGCTCGACGAGGCCCAGGTCGACGAGGCGTTCCGCCAGGCTGCGACGATCTAGGGTGAGCCATGCCACAGCGAATCGAGTTCATCAAGGCGTCGCGTGCGAATCACCAGATCCGCAGGCGCGACAACGGGCCGAATGCCCACAAGCGAGGCTACTGCTCGCCGCAGCACAAGGCGTGGCGGCTGGCTGTGCTCGAGCGTGACAACTGGCAATGCCGCGCCTGCGGTCGTGTGTGTGCCAAAAGACGCGAGGCCCACGCTGACCATGTGCTATCGGTGGTGAGCAGACCAGACCTCCGGTACGACGTCGCGAATGGCCAGTGCCTCTGTGCGTCGTGCCACTCAAGGAAAACAGTGCAAGAGATGCAGACAGGTTGACAGGCTGCCTAGATTTTGAGCAGGCACGGCATAGGGGGGTGCCCGCCGAGTCTGCCAACGAGGTAAACGGCAGGTACTGCTGGGGGCGTGCGTCCGCAAAATTCACGCGCGTTTTTCAACTCTGAAATCGGATGCCCAAAAATGCCGCGAGGCCGCAGGCCCAAAACGGCCGCACAGAAGCTGCTGCAGGGGAATCCCGGCAAGAGGCGAATCCGCCCCGACCTGCCGGCTGAATCGGGCGCTCCTCCGATGCCCGAGCGCCTGATGGTCGAGCCAGTGGCGGTAGCCAAGTGGCAGGAACTGGTGCCGATCCTGCTGGAAATTGGAACGCTGACGACATCGGACGGCGAGGCGCTCGCGACTTTGTGCGAAGTCTATGCTGCGGCTCAGGCGTGCCTGCTTGAATTGCGGGCATCTGGCCCGGTCATCAGGACGGACCTCGGCGGCGTGAAACCGAATCCGGCTGGCTCCCTCTACCGGGGTCTGGTTTCCATGCAGGCTTCGCTGATGGGAGAGTTTGGTCTGACCCCGACGTCGAGGGCGAGACTTGGTGGTAAAGAAAACAAACCCGCGGACGAAGTCGAAGAATTCTTCCGCGTCCACGGCGCGTGACCTCTGCACCGCCGGCCAGGCGAAGTACGACCGCGTCGTGTCGTTCTTCGAGAAGCTCTTGCGGCACAGCAAGGGCCAGACTGCCGGGCAGGCGTTCAAGCTGCTGGAGTGGCAGCACAAAGTGCTACGCGAGCTGTTCGGCCGAGTCACTCCCGATGGAGTTCGGCAGCGGCGTATCGGGTATATCGAACTGCCAAAGAAGCAAGGCAAAAGCACGACGCTTGCCGGGTTGGCGCTGTACCTGACCGGGTTCGACTCAGAGCCAGGTGCCGAGGTTTACGGTGCCGCGTGTGACCGCGAGCAGGCAGGCATCATCTACCGAGAAGCTGCCAGCATGGTCCGCGCTTCGCCGGGCCTGTCGAAGCACTTTGAGGTGATCGACTCGCGAAAGACTATCGTCCACCGGGCGAGCAACTCGTTCTACCGCGTCCTGTCCGCTGATGCGTTCCGTGCCGAGGGGCTGAATATCCATGCCCTGCTTTTCGACGAGCTTCACGCCCAACGCGACCGCCGTCTCTGGGATGCCCTGCGGTACGGCGGTGCCGCCCGTCGGCAGCCGCTCATTCTGTCGATAACGACCGCAGGCTACGACCGCCGGTCAATCTGCTGGGAGCAGCATCAGTACGCCGAGAAGTGCATTGCAGATCCGAAGTTCGACCCAGCCTTCTACGGCTGCATCTTCGCGGCTCCACAGGAGTGCGGCGTCGATGGGACGTGGAAGGAAGAAAAGACGTGGCGGGCCGCCAATCCGAGCCTCGGCGAGACGATCACGCTTGAGTCGTTCAAAGCCGACGCCCGCGAAGCAGAGCAGTCGCCGACGAAGCTCAACTCGTTCCTCCGCTACCGGCTCAATGTCTGGACGACGCAGGATACGCGGTGGATCTCGCCGTCTGCGTGGGGAGCGTGTGCCAGCCCGCTGCGACCGTTCGGCGATCGGCCCGTCTACGCCGGGCTCGACCTTGCCAGCACGTATGACCTTTCGGCGCTTGTGCTCGTCTGCCCTGACCCTGCGGACAACTCGTGCGACGTGCTGCCGTTCTTTTGGATACCAGAGGCGAACGCCGTCGAGCGTGCCCAGCGTGACAAGGTGGACTACCTCGGCTGGATTCGTGACGGGCATATCCGCGTGACCGATGGCAACGTCACCGACTACACGGTGATGCACCGGGACATCACGGAAATCTGCCGTCAATACAACGTCCGTGGCATGGCTGTCGACATGAAGTTCAACGCCCAGATGCTCGCCAACTTGCTGCAAGGGGACGGGCTCGCCGTGGCAGGATGGCCACAGGGCGGTCCCGGTATGTCCGCTCCCGCGAGGACGCTCGAGAACCTGATCCTGCAAGGTCGCCTGCGGCACGCCGGGCATCCGGTGCTGACCTGGAACGCTGGCAACGCAGCCATCCACGAAGACAGGCGAGGCAACATTTTCCCGAGCAAGCAGGCCAGCACGGAGCGAATCGACGGCATCGTGGCGCTGTGCCAAGGGCTCGGAATGTGGATGAGGTCGGAGCAGAGCAACGCCAACGCCGCCCCGGAAATCTTCTTCATATGATCGCTCACGAACACCGGATTCTCTGGCTCCCCGGCGAAGAGCGCTCGTGGGACGACGATGGCGGCGGTCGTTCGCCGGCCGGCGTGCGAATCACGCCAGAGAATGCGACCTCGGTCGCGGCGGTGTTTTCGTGCCTGCGGATTTTGGCCGAGACGGTGGCGGGCCTGCCGCTCCACCTGCTCGAGCGGACGCCTGGCGGCGGCAAGCGACTCGCCCGCGAGCTGCCGCTGTACCGAAAGCTGCACTCGCAGCCAAACGCATGGCAAACGAGCTTCGAATGGCGTGAGCAGATGGTGATGCACGTCGGCCTGTGGGGCGACGCCGAGAGCGAGCTTGTGCCAGGGCAGTCAGGGGCGATCGACCAGATCGTGCCGCTGCACCCGAGCCGGATGAAGACTGAGACGCTGGAGAACGGCCGGCTGCGGTACACGTACCGCGAGGCGAAGGGCAAGCAGACGATTTACACCGACGAGCAGATCCTGCACGTCCGCGGCCCAAGCGACGACGGCGTGCATGGCATCTC